ATGATAATGAATTTTACGAAGAAATTAACAAACGCTTGGCAAAAGCTTTTGGAGGTTCTTCAGTCCGTGTGGAGGAAAACACGTCACAACCTTCTCAAGTGGTTTCAGGGGCTTCACGCTCGTCTCGGAACTCTGGTTCAAAAGTTAAACTTTCGAAAGAAGACGTAAGACTTGCGAACAAATGGGGTATACCTCTTGAACAGTACGCCGCAGAAAAGTTAAAAGTAACAACCGCTGATGGTGAGTACACTAACGTAATATAAGCGTGGGAGAGAATTATGACACGAAATGAATCACGTAATAGTAATCAAAGAGAAAATTTAGAACGAGAAGAAGAATGGTCGTTTGAAGAGCCAAATGCTCTAGAAATTCCAGAAGCTGTACAAGAACGCTTCTCATCAGAGGGTTTGACTCTACGTTGGATACGAGTCTCTTTCAATGGCCAAGATGACTACACAAACGTAGGCAAGCGTCAGCAAGAAGGCTGGGTGTTTGTTTCTCCTGAAGAAGTACCTGAATTGGCTACTACCTCTTTCGTGAGGGAGGGTGGACGGTATGAAGGCACAGTAAATAGGGCTGATCTTGCTCTAGCTAAAATGCCATCCAAAAAAGCTGCGGCTAGGAATAAATACTATGAAAAGAAAGCTAACGATATGATGGATGCTGTTAATCATCAACTGATGGGTAATTCTGATTCTCGTTTAGCTAACATGCCTGTAACTAATTCTAGTCGCTCTGTCACAACAAAAGGAAGACAGACCTCTTTTCAGGACTGACTTCTATTAACTAAGGAGATGAAACATGTCTACTACTAAAGCATTTCGTGGTTTCATTCCCGCTCGCAAAAAAGGTGGCGGTTACAATAACGAAGCTGTTACTGATACCATTGCGTTGACTTCGACTGGAATGACTGGCACACCAACGAATAGTATTTTCTCTGGTGATCCCGTTGTTCTTCCAGGTGCTAACTTTGCTACGATTAGCCCCTACATTGCTGCGACCCTCAAGCCATCAGGCGTATTCATGGGTTGCCAGTATGTTGAAAATGGAGAGCCGAAGTTTTCTCGGTATTGGCCGGGTGGGACTAGTGCCACGGACGTTAAATTCTTTGTAATCACTGATCCAGATCAGACGTATTACATTCAAGCTTCTCTATCGCTTTCGGCGGTTGAGTTGCTCATTGTTAAAAACTACAATGTAACTGTTAGTTCTACTGCCTCTTCGGGCAGCACGACGACAGGTCAGTCCAGCTACTATCTAGACGGAGCGTCTGGTACGGAAGCTGCGGCGGCTGTTCGTGTAATTGGTAAAGCTCAGTATCCTGACGAAAAAGATTCTGATGCCTATCCGATTGTAGAAGTATGGCTCAACCATCACCGTGACCGTTTTGTAACGGCTACGGCATCAACGGCTTAATAGGGAGGATTTATTATGGCTATTAATAGAGCTAGTATTAGCAAACAACTCCTTCCTGGGCTTAATGCTGTTTTTGGAATGGAGTATGGAGAAGTTAACGATGAACATGCTTCTCTGTATGATGTAGAAAATTCAGATCGTGCTTTTGAAGAAGAAGTACTTTTCACTGGATTTGGTACTGCCCCGACTAAGGGTGAGGGTGCTTCTGTAAGTTATGACGGAGCGCAAGAAAGCTACACGGCTCGTTACTCACACGAGACTGTTGCTCTTGCCTTTGCTGTAACGGAAGAGGCAATGGAAGACAACCTTTATGACACGTTTGCTAAAATTCGTGCCAGGGGTCTTGCCCGTGCGATGGCGAATACCAAGCAAGTGAAAGCTGCCAATCTATTCAACAATGGTTTCTCTGATACTATTGGTGATGGAGCGGCATTCTTCTCTGCTGCACACCCCACGATTTCCGATGGAAGTCAGTCCAACCTTTTGGCGGCTGCTGACCTGACGGAAGCTACTCTTGAGACTGCGCTTACGAGCATCCAGAAAATGGAAGATGATCGTGGCATTCTCATTGGTGCAAGTGCGGTGTCGTTGCACGTACCTGTTGACTCATGGGCGATTGCTGGTCGTATTCTGTCCAGTCCTGGTAACACTCAAACGAGTGCTGCTTCGGCTAACCCGAACACGAACGCAATCAACGTGACTCGGAGCATGGGTATGCTTCCTGAAGGTTACTTTATCAACCGTCGCTTTACGGATACCAATGCGTATTTCATTAAGACTGATGTTCCTAATGGTACGAAAATGTTTGTCCGTTCTCCTCTTCAGACGAAGATGGAGCCAGACTTTGATACTGGCAACCTGCGCTTTAAGGCACGGGAGCGTTATAGCTTCGGTGTATCTGACTGGCGTGGCTTCTTCGGAAGTGCTGGAACCTAATGGTGAAAGTGGGGGAGTAGTTAACGCTACTCTCCCATTCTTCCAAAGGAGATATTATGGCATCTAATATAAAAGTCGCACAGAATGTAAGTAGTGATGGAGCTATCATAACTGGGTTTCGTTATGTAGATACTCCTACTGTTACATTAGGTTCTGAAGGTGGTAGTGATAATCCTACCCCTACAACCACTCGTATAATTGCTGTACATGCTTATTCTACTATTGTAGGCGACATTGCTATTTCAGGCAGTAAACAGATTACTAATAAGACTGCCAAAGGTAACGCTATTCGATATAGGATGGGTGCTACTGATTCTAATGACGTTTACATTGGTGACATGGGCGTTGCTGTTCATGGTATCGTAAGCCTCTCTACATCAGGCGCAGCAGCTATGGCCCCAACTATTACCTTGTATGTAGGCTAACATGCCTAACTATAGCGATCTTAAAACAGACATCATCAATACTTCCGAGAATGATGGGACTGAGTTTTCTAACCAAGTTCCTAAGTTTATTCAGAAGGCTGAGTTTCGTCTGGTAAAAGAGCTAGATGATTTTGGACTAGACGAGTATACTACTGTATCTGTTTCGTCTGGTAATGCTAGTGCTATTACTCTTAATGATCGTGTTAGGCTTGTTAGAAACATCAACTTTAAAACAAGCAGTGGAACGAGTGTGACTAATCTATTACCTCGCACTGTAGAATATATAAATGATTACTGGCCTGTTAGTGCATCTACAGGCACACCACGGTATTACACACGTAAGAATAATTCAACAATTAAAATTGTACCCACACCAGTCTCAGTAATTACGGCTGAAATACAAACAGCATCTCAACCACTAGCCCTTGCTTCTGCTACAGGGACAAGCGTAACAACCTCAAATTATTTTACAGAGTATTGCTATGATGCTATCTTCTATGGTTGCATGATGGAAGCAACTATGTTTAATAAAGACTGGAATACTCTACCCGTATGGCAAGGACAGTACACTGCTGCTGTAGGGGCTTTACGTAACCAAGCAAGGCGTACTAGACAGGATGACATGGCTGTTGCAGCTTCTCCTGCTGGCGGTCCTAACACTATAATACAGGGAGCAAGCTAATGAGTGAAATAAGTAAGATTAAACAAAGGTTATTTGATTCTGTAAAAAAATCTTATAAAAAAGGCACTCCAGTAAAGTTTGCACCTAAACCAGAAAAACCTATGACTCCTCCAGGTAAAAAGAAAAAAGTTAAAAAGAAAGCTGAAGGTGGTTCACTTTCACCTAAACAAAAAACAATTGCAGCAAAAGCTGGTAATCCTAATAAAATTGAAGGTATTGATTTTGAAGTTTTACGTAAAGGTGATGTTAAAAAAGCAAAATATGGTGGTAAAATTACTTATCGTATGACAGGTGGGCAGGTTGTAGACTCTACCTATGATTAGTAGAGCAAGCATCCGACAACAAGTTAGTAAACCACCAAAAAAAAAGAAACCAAGGAAAAAGAAAAAAGGAAGGAAATAGTTATGGCACTCATGGCAGCACCGTTAATCCCAATAATAATAGGAGCAGGACAAGCAGGTATTCGTATGGCTGCACCTAAAGTTGCTAAATTTCTTATGGATCAAGGATTTAAAAAAGCATCTGCAAGTGCAGTAAAAAAAGCAGGTAATAAGATAGGACGAGTAACTCAACAAGATGCTCAAAAACTTGTACCACATACTATAACAAAAGGTGGTAGGGCTGCTCCTGTTCCTAAGAGTTCAGTCCAAAAGAAACTTACAGCGGCTGTAAAAGCAGCAGGAAAAGAAACTCCTAAAGTTAAACGTAAACCAAGAGCAGGTACTAAACCTAAACCTAAGACTAAACCTATGTCTCGACCAGAAAAAATTGCTAGGGTTGCTATAGGACAAGGAGAAAAAGGTCGTCGTACTGGTGTAGCATTACGCAATAAAAAAACTGGACAACTTACAGGAGTAACTAAAAAAGATCAAGCCATAGCTAAAGGCGCACGGGTAGCTGCTGGTACTGCTGCGGCTGCTGGCACTCTTGCTGGTATGTCAGGTGGTGATAAATCATATACAATTAAATCTGGAGATACTCTTTCACAGATTGCAAAAAAATATGGTACGACACTAGGAAAACTTTTAGATGCTAATCCTAAGTTTCGAGGTAAAGATGCTGCTGGTAGAGCTAAAGCTAATAGGATTAAACCTGGACAAAAAATTAGTCTTAGTGGAATAGTTTCTCCACGTAAGTCTGTGTATCAAGATACAACCAAAAAAGAAATGGCTGGTATGCAGATGAATAAAAAAAGAAAAGCAGTTACTGATAAATCTGTATCATCACCTAGAGGTAGTCAGATAAGTCGTAAAGGTGGAGGTCGTGTTGGTGTAGGTGCTGCTCTTAGAGGATATGGTGCTGTTC